TATCAGACATATTATGTTTAGTGATTGTTTCAATAATACCTTTATTTCGGACATCACCAGCATCATATTTAACAATATCATAATTTAATTGTTTGAGTAAATTCATAACAAAGGATGTTTTACCTGTACCAGGTTCTCCATATACATAAATTCCCTTAGTAAATGACAAATTATGCTTTTCCATTTCAAAGTTTTTTAAAAATTCGGTAATTTTGTGAATATTTTCTTGTCTTCCCAAAATTTCATTAATATTTAATTCATCCATTTTCTTTTTACTATCTTAACAATATTCTTTTTATGTTGATTTTTACTCATACTATCAAATAATATATTATCAATTAATTCCTTACATTTATTAGAATCATATAAACAGCAAAAATCAAATAGATAATATAGAAAATTAATATATGTTTTATTTTTATAATGATAATTATGCATATGTAACCAATAAGTAAGGTTTTCTCTCAAAACATAGGAAAAAACGATTTCATTATCACGACGAACAATATCACGAATATAACTATTATATTGTTGTCTTTCATTGCATATATATAATTTTATAGAAGGATGATGTAAATTATAATAAAATTTATTCAAAAATACAAGTTGAATTGGTCTTAAATATGTAAAAATAATATCAATTAATTCTTTAGGTAAATTGGAAGATATTAACAATAAACAGTTTGATTCATTGGACATTGTTAATATATTGCAATATAACTTTATACAAAAAAATATATATTGTTGGGGCCAAGGTGGGGGCGACCTTCTTTAAGTAGGTTTTTCGTTAATATATATTGTCCGGAGCCAATATTACTCAGTTGTATTAGTGTCACTCGTGCAAGGTGCAGTTTTTCCATAACCATAATTAATACCATCCCACCAAACATTACACTTTTGAACCCAGTTAAATTTACTACACTCATCCATAGCAGAAAAATCCATATTTAAATGCTTGTTATTAGTATTATCATTCGGACAACTACCTAAATCATGAACATTTACACAACGCGCACCATTTCCAGATAAATCAAGCCAATAATCTGGACATGTACCAGTAACTGGAGGCCATTCTATTGCACTTTTAGAATATCTTAAGAAGATAATTATTAAAATAATAGAAACAATAAGAAGTGCAATTCCTCCCATCAATACTAATCCTTGAAAATTTGCCATTGTATAAAATAAATATATATAATTTTTTCTATAAATCTAATATAAATGAATTCTTCTAATTCTAATTGTAATATTGTATCAAATGGTAGAGTTGATATTAATGGTCCTAAAACATCAGACCTATTTAATATATATGATAAAATACCTGTTAATCAATGTGTAACTTTTAGAAACCCTACTGAGGGATTATGGGATAATACTCTTCTCTCGGATACATTTTTTTCTAAAGAAAATATCCAGATTATTCAAAATGGAATACGAGCTGGTGTTTATCATATGTCTAAAGGCAAATATATCATCAGCAATCAGGAATGTGACACTTTGAAAATTATTATGCGCAGTTTGTTTTTACAATATTCTGCTAATCAACCACAAAATATTAAGGAACAAGTGGAACAATTAAATAATATGGTTCTTGATTATTGCGTCCCTCAAGTATATGGTGAGGCACATGGTTATAATAAATATATTATTGATGCAAGCACCATGTACACACCTATTGCTCACCCAATTATGTCTTCTAATAATGATAAACAATTAGGCCTCAATCCTTGGTTTTAAACCCTTTACCAAATAAAATAGTTTTAGAAATATAATACATTTTAGTTTTTATCTAAATATATTATATAAGTATGGATATGAATTTCGGTCCTCAACAACCCATGAATCACGAATACACTTCGTTATCATCATTAACACCTGCTAAAGTAGATATGACTAATTTTAAAACAGCTATAACAAATGCTATTGCTCGTAATAATTATTCTGGTGCATTTTCACCTGAATGGAAAAAATCATCTCCTGAACAAAAATCAGAACTTATTAAACAAGCATTATATGAGGTAGCTGATAATACTCCAAGACTTGGTACATTAGGAATTACAAGAGCGTTTGGAAATATGGGAAATACTTTTATGACAAATACATCGCGTGCTTTAAACCCTGCAACTTACGGTTTTGGAAGAACACATGGAGGAAGAAAACACAAGGGAAGAAAAACTCACAAGAAACACAAGAAAAGTAAAATGAATAGGACCAAGCATAGACATTAAATTGCTTTTTCTCTCTTCAACTATTTTTTTATTTCATATTATCAGAGTAAAAGAAGGAATACATACCCTTTGTGAACGAGTTTAATAAATGTTTTATAATATATCTCCGAAAATTAAGGATTTTATTTGTAAACCTATCAAAAAGAATACTTTTCTAATTAAGGAATTTCTTTAAATAAAATTAAAAATAATAATATAATAATATATTATAATGAATCCTGTTTTTGCTGCTTTTATTGTTGTTCTCTTTGTTGTTTTGACTCCTGGAATCCTTCTTCGTCTTCCTCCTAAGGGTAGTAAATATGTTGTTGCTGCTGTTCATGGTTTAGTCTTTGCTTTCGTTCTTTGCTTTGCATACAAGAACTATTTTATTTATCAAGAAGGAATGGAGATGCCTATGGATGATAAAAAGAAAATGAAGGAATCCATGGGACCCATGAATAAGCGTTAATATTTCTCATTAATAAGTATTTGAATAAGTATTTGAATAAGTATTTGAATATTAAATAATATAATCCAATAAATAAATTATATTATTTCAAGGTAATACCTTGTAAGAAGGTTCATAATAACCTAATAACAAATTATTCATAACTTCTACATTTCTACTATCTTCAATAATGGGATTTTTTACTAAGAACATTCCAAAACCAAGAAAAATAATAATAACTCCTAATAAAAAAATATATTCTTTGCCCTTTTTGAACATTATATAATAAATAATTATTTTATTATTTTACACATTATTTTTCAACTATTTTATATCTATTTTTCAAATATTTTGCATTAATATAAACTACAACAACCTTTTTCTACAACCTTCTTAACTTTCTTTTCCTTTTTATCATCCTTTTTATCACTTGATAAACCACTCATTAGTTTCTGTTTTTCATCCTTGAACTTTGCATATTCATCCATAAATTCATCTAACTCCTTTGACCACATTTCTGAAATAGTAGTACTTTGCACCTTCTCCAATTCGGCTTTCTTTGTTTCAAATTCCTTCTCTAATTTTGAAACATTTTCTTCTGTTACACTATCCATAGGCATTCTAGTCAAATATTTATAATCAGCATCGTCATCCATAATATTATAGCCCTTACTGCTCAACATCTCAACAACTTCATCCTTCTTCTTGCGTCTCAAATCAATGCTTCCTTCTAAATTTTCCTTAATATATTTAGCCTTGTTAGAAAGCAAGAGAAGCTCTGCACTCAAAGCACCAATCAAATAATTCTTACGCTCCTCATATAATTCAAGCCTTTTTGTATAATAATCATTTATTATTTCAGGAATAGTATCATATTTTTTCAATTGTTCATCTGCATCAAATAGATGCATATTTGTCAATGAACCACTTGTAAATAGTTTAAACACTTTTTCTAATTCGTTACAACCTTTATCATCTGTAGCTCCCATTAACTCATCCAATTTACCTTTTGTCAATGTAATCGTAAAATCAATCGTAGTATCCTTACTCATATCATCATAATCTTTGACAATAGGTATTATTTTCTTCCCATTCTTATCAGTAGTCTCAGTCAAACTTTCAAGATGTTCTTTGAAATCATCTGTCCAGTAACCAACAGGCAATTCAGTAACTTGAATTTTATCTGTTCCTACCTTCTTATAAATACCCTTGAATAAATATTTCTGGTCATTTATCTTCATTGTTTCACCAGTAAAACCATCATAATATGGTGCAAAATCAAAGACACACTGCTCAACAGTACCATCTAACTTTGCCTTTAAATATGCCACGATTTCAACAGGATTATAACACATAATTTCAGTACTAAATCCAGTACCAATACCTTTGCAACCATTTACCAAAATCATCGGTATAATTGGTGCATAATAAATTGGCTCAACTGTTTGTCCATCATCATCCAAATATTGCAAAATATGATTATCTGCCTCCCTGAAAATAGTCCTTGCAACTTTATTCAATGCAGTGAAGATATATCTTTCAGATGCACTGTCCTTACCACCTTGTAAACGAGTTCCAAATTGACCATTTGGCATAAACAAGTTAATATTATTTGAACCAACAAAATTCTGCGCCATTCCTACAATTGCAGCATTAAGACTTGCTTCACCATGATGGTATCCAGAATGCTCAGAAACATAACCACTAAATTGAGCAACCTTAATTTCATGTGTAAGTCCCTTCTTCAATGCAGCAAAGAATATTTTGCGTTGACTTGTCTTGTAACCATCCATTAAATTACCGATGCTACGGTCACAATCATATTTTGAAAAGTGAATGAACTCGCGACTAATAAAATCATCATAAGATACTAACTCCTCATTCGTGTCAAGATGATGATTACGGTCATATTTTTCAAGCCAATCCTTACGGTCATCAGCTCGTTTCTTATTAAACACCTTGTCAATCGCTTCTTGACTACTTTCACCTTTCCAATCAAACCCAATCAATTTCTTCTTTTCAAAATATTCGCGAAACTCCTTACCAGTACTAGTACCTAAACCCTTATAATACTTGATATTCCAACCCTTTGTATCATTTTGCTCTTTCCATTCTTCATATTCACCTTCATTATAGAATATGAGCTCCTGACTACCCTTGCGTGCCTTCAAAATTGGAGTGTTCATAAAACCAATAAATCCAGGAATCTGTGCAAGAGATGGCCATTCGGAATGAAACAAATTAATACCAAGTCCCTTAATATGCGACCCATCCAAATCTTGGTCGGTCATAAAAAGCACCTTACCATAACGCAGCTTTTTATGAATATCTTCTAAGGATGAATAAGATGCTCCTGTTTCAAGACCAAGAATTTTCTTTATTTCCGAAATTTCCTTGTTTTCACTAATTTTCTTGATTGATTCACCGCGAACATTCAGCAACTTACCCTTTAAAGGATAAACGCCGATTGTATTACGGTCTTCCGATGATAATCCTGAAACAATTCCAGCCTTAGCTGAATCTCCTTCGCAAAGAATAATGATGCACTCACTTGATTTTTCAGTGCCTGCCCAGTTAGCATCAATAAGCTTAGGTATACCACGAATATTTTTACTTTTTGTTCCGTCCGTTTTCTTGGCAGCTTTGGATTCCTTGACATCATTGATTGCACAAGCTGCATCCATCACCCCCATTTTCGCTACCTTCTCAATGAACTTATCTGAAACAGTACACGCTGAACCAAACTTGGTACTCGGTGTGTTCATATAGTCTTTCGTCTGACTATCAAACGCTGGATTCTCAATGTCGCAACGAATGAACAAAATTAACTGCTCCTTGATAGAATTAGGATTCACTGTAACCTTCTTCTTCTTTTCAATAAATGCAATTAACTTTCTGGTAATCTGATTCAAAATATATTCCACATGCTTACCACCTTTTGAAGTATAAATTCCGTTTACAAACGAAATCTGTATAAACTCATGGCTTGGAGAAAGCGCAACTGCATATTCCCAGCGCGAACCTTCTTCTTCGTAAACACGAGGAGCATCACCTTTTGCACCAATATACAAGTCAATGTATTGCTGGAAATTCTTTACTGGAACTAACTGCGAATTGTACTTGACCTTGAGCGACTTATCTGTTACTGCGGAAATATCATAAACACGCTTCTTTAAAAGCTGAATCATTTCTAGAGAAAGCCCAGTTAGACCAAGACGAGCATAATCAGGTTTGAAAATTATCTTGGTATAAGGTTTCGCCTTGGTGCACTTCTTAATAGACGGTTTGCCAATATTATCCAAATTATTTTTGAATTCTTGGAAATACTTGAGACCACGAACATGGTCAACCGTTTCAACAGAACCATAAGTTGACCAAATAAGGACAAGCTTGAAACCGAAACCGTTCTTACCACCAACAATTTTCTTTTCACTCTTATCATAATTGGTACTCGTGCGCAAGTGACCGAAAATGAGTTCAGGAATCCAAATCTTGTACTCAGGATGCTCTGCAACATCAATACCATTACCATCATTAATCATTGTAATGGTACCATCATCTGATATACTGATATCAATATAAGAGACAGGAATTGCATTGGGTTGACCAGATTCAACTGCTTGTTCTTGTCGTTTAACATGGTCTCTACAATTTACGATTCCTTCATCAAACAACTTGAATAAACCAGGAATGTAATCACTTATGGTTTCTACACCAATTTTATCACCTGTGGAATCAAGCACCCATTGTTCGGAGTCTATTTTTTCAATAGAGCCGATATAGGTATCAGGATTATCCAAAATATGCTGCTTATCGGTCTTCTGCTGATACTTCGCAGATAACTCAGATTCAGATGCTTTAGAAGTTTTACTCGTGGTGGACATTGTATTATTGTACATTCATAAATAATCTTTAAATATAATTCAATTTTTTTATAAAAATAGAAAAACAAAAACAAAATCTTGAAAAAATAAAATCATAATGGAAAGTATGTATAGTTTGTTTAAACAGAGTCGTTATATCTCAAAACCAATCAGAAGATTAATGTTTGTAGCATTAGCAAGAGATTTATTAGCAAATGCTGACCCAAATAGCGAAATTTATCAAAAATATGCAAATGCAAAAGGGTGTACATGTAAGGTTAGTGAAAAGACAAATACACAAAATGCAGTAAATAATGGACAAGCAAATACACAATTATCAAGACAAGTGAATACAATATTATTTGTCCCAGGTGGAAGGACACAATATGGCAATTTTTTAACAAGAGATGAATTATTAGATTATTTAGAAGAAGTGAAATATAATCCCTATGCGTCAGTAAATGGTCGTTTTAATTTTAATGGTAAGTTTGAAGGACAACCAGGAGGAATTTTAGGTCCTTTAAGAAACAAGTTTTGAAACATGCTCAATAAGATGATTCCTTTGGATTTTATTGTTTAAATTCATCTTATAAAATAAATGTTTAGAGAGAAATAGCATTTTAATTTTTATATTTTTTATAATTTTTATCCTTAAAAATATTATTTTCTTCTTTTATTTTATAATGACATCCTACAAAAAGAACGCTCATGGTCACTATATGATTAAGGGACACAAATACGAAATGCTTATTGGTTCTCGTGCTCAAGTTTATCACGGAACCGCTTATAAAACAAGTGGTGGATTAAAGAAGGGAGATATTATGATGAACAAGAATGGACGCATTGTTTCCAAGGCCAAGCACAACACTGCAAAGAAAGAGAAACGCCTTGTAAAAGCAGGTTACGGAACAAAGAAAGGAAAGTTTGGTTATGTTATGATTGGTAAGAAAAGTAAGAAGAATAAGAAGGGTTCTAAGAAACAACGCGGAGGTTATAAAGGTGAAGCTCTAATGCCTGCCGATGTAAATATGTAAATATATGTGAATAATATTCATAAATAATTTATTATTATATTAGAATATAATAATATATGTCAACAAAATCAACAAAATCAAAAAAATCACAAAATTTTTTAATAAGATATTTACCAAAAAGATTAACAAAAAAGGATAAAAAGAAACAACGAAACATGTTAATGAAGTCAAGAAGATTATATAAAAAAGGAAAATATTACACAAGAGAGAAAGTAAAAAGCTTTGTATCAAAAGAGTCTCAACATGTAAAGAATGCAATGAAATTATATAAAATAAATAAAGTTGTTATAAATAATGAATTAGTTAAAAAAACAGGCTGCACAAAAAAGACATTAAACAAAATCGTAAATAAAGGAGAAGGAGCATATTATTCGTCAGGTTCAAGACCAAATCAAAGTCCACAAAGTTGGGGAATTGCTCGTTTAGCAAGCGCAATAACTGGTGGAAAGGCTGCAGCAGTAGATTATTCCATTTTGGAAAAAGGTTGTAGAGAGAAAAGTACTGCACTAAGACTTGCTAAAAAGGCACAAAAACAATATAATCAAAATAAAACTCGGAAAATGCCCAAAACTAAATAATGCGTTATAAAAATAAATAATTTGTAAATTATAAGTATTTAAAGATTTAAATTTAAAATTAAAATAATATGGCAACTTCCCCAAATATTTCAAATACATCAACAGATGGTAATGTATTAACAATAAAGACAGTTCAAATTAGTCCTTTTCGTACTTTGATGACAGCATTGAAGGATATATTATTAGAGACAAACATAACATTTCAACAAGATGGAATACGAATAATAAATATGGATAAGTCTCATACAATTTTAGTGCATCTATTTTTATCAGCACAAAATTTTGAATTTTATGAGTGTAAGAAGGATAAAATTATTATTGGTGTAAATGTATTTCATTTATTCAAATTAATTAATACAATTGATAATGATGATACACTTACTATTTATATTGAGAATGGTGATTATGTTGATGGAATTGTCTCACATTTAGCATTGAAATTTGAAAATGGTGAGATTAAACAATGTAAGACCCAAAAGCTGAGATTGATTGAACCGGAACCAGAGGAATTAGAATACCCAGATGTGAAATTTTCCTCAGTAATAAATCTACCTTCAACGGATTTTCAGAAAATTATTCGTGATTTATCATGTATTTCGGAGAAGTTAGAAATTAAATCAGTTGGGAATGAACTAATATTTAAATGTTCAGGGCAATTTGCATCAGCAGAAATTCACCGTGCAGAATCGGATGGTTCAATGGGATATATATTAAAACAAGAAGCCTCTAAAATTATACAAGGTGAATTTTCATTAAAGAATTTGAGTTATTTTATTAAGTGTACAAATTTGTGTTCTCAAATAGAACTTTATTTAGAGAATGATTTGCCTCTTGTAGTAAAATATAATGTAGCAAGTTTAGGAACAATAATGCTTTGTTTAAGTGCATTACCTTCAGTATAAAGTAAAAGAATATAATATTAATAATATATAATATTATGGCATTTACAAGATTTCATGATGATGAAGCAAGAATAATGAAGGAACTTCAACAATCAACTGGACCAGGTAGATGGATACTTAATGTGCCAGGTAATGGTGATAAACCTTCATATATGGCTGACCCACAAATTCGTATCCAAACATGGGGTGGGAATTTAATGACAAACAGTGTTAATTTAGAAAGTGAATTATTAGGACTTACTCGTCGCATAAATCATGATTGTTTAGGAGAGAATTTGTATACTAGTCCCAAAAACCAAGTAGAAACACAAAAAATAGAATATCCTACAAATAATAATTTGACTACCGGACAATCAAGAGTAACTAATCCTGCATGGATGTATCGTGATTTAGAACAAGTGGATTGGTATACTTTGCCATTGAATCCACAAGAAAATACTTGTACTCCTTTTCAAAGTAATTTAAGCACACGCATTTTAGAAAAAGATTATTTTGTACAAAAAATTGTGTGTGATAATAATAGCCACCTATTTCCTTTACCTCTTCAAGAAGAAGGGGGAAAATATGGTAATAACAGTTCTGCATTGGATAATAAAAGAAAACAAAACAAAAATGGAACAATGTAAAATAAATGGCAAAAATTGTAATAAATGGCAAAAATTGTAATAAATTATATAAATAAATTTGTTATATATAAAAAAAAATACTTTATATATATAACTATGGAATTAGCAATCCCAATATTAGCATTAGGTGGAGCATATGTTATATCTAATCAAAATAATAATCAAGAAAAGGTAAAAAAGGAGACTTTCAAAAGCATGGGATTACAAAAACAAAACCAAACTATGAATGCCAAGCTTCCAAATTCTAATCCTATTCCTGTTAATTATCCTGTTGAAAATTTGAACAAAATTGTTGAAACTGTGAAAACATATCCTAATCCGAATGCTGCAACGGATAAATATTTTAATCAAAATTTATATCAGAAATCCCAAGTCTCTGGTGTAAATGTCAGTGATAATATTCAAAATGTCTATTCTTTAACTGGAAATTATTTAGACAGCAAAGAATTCAAACATAATAACATGGTTCCATTTTATGGCGCGAAAATAAAAGGACATTTATATGGTGCAAATATGGGTGAAACAATTTTGGATAATATGGTTGGGAGCGGTTCTCAGATTATTAAGAAGATTGAACAAGCACCACTTTTTAAACCAGAAGAGCAAATGCAATACCCTTATGGTGCTCCAAATATGAGCGATTTTTATCAATCTCGTGTAAACCCTGGAATGAATAATGCAAATGTAAAACCATTTGAATCTATTAATGTTGGTCCTGGTCTTGGAAAAGGATATACATCCGAAGGTAGTGGTGGATATAATTCAGGTATGGAAGACCGCAATGCTTGGTTACCTAAAACTGTTGATGAATTACGTGTTGTTACAAACCCTAAAACTGAATTCTCTCTTGATAATCATCAAGGACCTGCAAACTCTTCTATTCAAAATACCCCTTATAAGGATATGATTGGTCGTGTTGAGAAAAATTTACCTGATACCTTTTTTATTCAAACACAAGACCGCTGGTTGACAACTACTGGTCAACAAAAAGGACAAGCATTGAGACCGGTTCAAGAAGTCCACTATACTGCGCGTAATGATATTACAAAACCTTATATTGGCGTTGCATCTGCTGATAAAAATGCATCCTATTGCTCTTCAGAATTTGAAAAATCTAAAAGAAATGAACTACCTAAATTAGATGTACCTTGTTCAAGTGCGGCTGGCAAGGGGACACACGAATATTTAGATAATGCATTGAAGAACCATACAAGTTCTTTAAATAATCGTGCAAATATGAGACAACCAGACACATATCGCAGCGGTTTCAGTAAATCAATTGGTGCTGCGATTGCCCCTATTTTAGATATTTTTAGACCAACAAGAAAAGAAGAATATTGTTCTAATATGAGAGTTTATGGTGGCGCTGGTTCTGAAGTTACAGGAAATTATGTTCTCAATCCTAATGATGTTACTCCTACAACTGTAAAAGAGACCACTTTGTATTCTCCAAATTTCTTTGTAGGTGCCCAAACACAAGGTACAGGATATTTAGTAAACGAACAACAAGCCATTAGCAATCAAAGAGATAACGAAAATTGTGAAATATACGGAGCTGGAGGAAATACTAGTGGTTATAGAAGTTATGATTCTGATTACATTCAAACAAATAATACTATGAAAGAACCTTCTCTCAAAAATCGCCCTAATCAAGGTAATATGGAATTATTAAATAGTTCAATGAATGTTTCTGTTGGTCGCATTGATAGTGACCGTAATAATACTCGTATGTGGGTTCCTACCAATATGCCAAGACAATACATGATAAAAGAAAATTATGGTAAGATAAATGTCCCTCAATATAATAATGATTCTAACATAGAATGTGACCGTATTCAACCTGATATTTTAAATGCATTTAGAAGCAATCCTTACACACACAGTTTAACTACATCTGTTTAACAAAAACAAAAACAAAACTATATACAATGAAATAACATTTATATTATTATGTATAAAATCATCGTTTGAAATGAGAAAAGGTGTAAATAATTTATTTTGAAATTATTATTTTCGTAATATTTTAAATATTTATATTTATTAGTTATATATGTTTACTGCTGTTATAGTTGAGCCTAGAAAACATAAAGCACTTGAATTGGTTCTTTTAAATTTCAATAAAAATTTAGATGAAAATTGGGAATTTTTGATATATCACGGAACTCAAAATAAAACTTTTATTGATGATATTTTGAATAATACAAGTTTTGTAAATAGAAAAATTAGATTAATATCTTTAAATATAGATAATTTAACTATTGATGATTATAATAAACTTATGTATTCTGAGTTTTATTACAACAATATTAATACAGAAATATTTTTAGTTTTTCAAACAGATACACTTTTATCTGATATTTATAGTAAAGATATTTATAAATTTATTGATTATGATTATGTGGGTGCACCATGGAAAAATATAAAATTGGGTGATTCAAATTTAGTTGGGAATGGAGGTTTATCTTTAAGAAAAAAAAGCAAAATGATTGAAATGTTACATTTAGGAGAAAATTTTAAAGATGGTTGTGGTAAATACTATTATGAAGATAGGTTTTTTTCAAATACAACACATCATAAACTTGAAATTGTTTTAGATATACCAACAGCTGATATTGCAAAACAATTTTCTGTCGAAACTATGTTTTTTGATAAATCCATAGGACTACATAATTCATGGAGATATATTACAAAAGAACAATTAGAAATTTTAAAAACACATTTTTTTGATTTAGATAATTTAATTAAATCACAATACTGTGTGTAATTTAATACAGACTTTTATATTCAGAGTGTCTTATCAAATTATCAAATTATCAAATTATTTAAAAATTAAATTCAACTTCACTAAAAAATCTTATTCAAAAAATGAAAACTACTTTTATAAAGATAAAATTTTTTCAAATATGAACCATAAAAATGATATTGTTTTACACCTTTTAACATTTCAAATGCAGATTATAAATTAACAGAAACGTTTGTATATATTTTAAATATGTTTGCGTTATAATATTATATTTGTATAATATACATTATGAGTAAGCAAATTGCATTTATTATATTAAGACACGTAAATAATGAACCCAATTGTTTGCATGATTGATTATATATTTTGTAATTATTTTATATTATTTTTATTTTTATTTATAATAACTTAATTTTATTTATAATAATTTATAATCAATATTTGAAATGTTTCAAAGTATAAAATGTTTTCGTTTAATAACATATAAAAAATCCAATAATAATAATATATGTCATTAAATATTCACCAAGAAATAATAGAAAAATTAGATTACTTTTATAAAATAAACTCAATACCCAACATAATATTTCATGGTCCTTCTGGTTGCGGAAAAAAAAATATTGTTTGTAATTTTATTAATAAAATTTATAATAATGAAAAAGAAAAAATAAAATCATATGTAATATATGTTAATTGTGCGCATGGAAAAGGTATAAAATTTATTAGAGAAGAATTGAAATTTTTTGCAAAAACTCACATTCATTCTAATGGAGGTAATATATTCAAAAGTATTATATTATTAAATGCTGATAAATTAACAATAGATGCACAATCAGCACTACGAAGATGTATTGAATTATTTAGTCATAATACACGATTTTTTATTATTGTAGAAGATAAATACAAATTATTAAAACCTATTCTCTCGCGTTTTTGTGAAATATATGTATATGAACCAATAATTTCAGGTAAAACTGTAAATTTATATAAATATAATTTGAATGAAACTTTTAAATTAAAAGATATAAAAAATCAGCGTGTTGAATGGTTAAAAAAAGAATTGAAAAAATTTCAAACAGATATCATTATGCAGGATGAAAAAAATGACGAAAAAAATGACGAAATAAATAATAAATTTATTGAAATGCCATGTAAATTATATGAGAAAGGTTATAGTGGGTTGGATATCATTCAATTAATTGAAAAAAATAATATTTTTAATGAAATAACAGATATAAAAAAATATGAATTGTTATTTGCATTTAATAAAATACGAAAAGAATTGAGGAATGAAAAAATATTAATAATGTTTATTTTGAACTTTTTATTTTTAAATAAAGAGTATAGTTTAGAAAATATTTCTTTTATGTAAACAATGCTATCATTAGACATATAAGAAATAAAATTGATAACACACAATATTCTGAATTTAGAGGAGTAGAACTTTTAGGAATTATTAGGGAATTATTTGAGTTTGAAATAAATATATATAAAATTGTTATAAATCATTAATGGACGATTTTAATGTTTCAAGCTTACATGAAAGCAAAAATGAATGGGGTTCTAGATTATTAACTATTTTAACACCTCATATTATTGATGGATTAAAATCTATATTTGATGAAGCCTTCAAATTATGTAAGGAAAATGATGAATTAGATAAATATTTAATGACATTTCAGAATTTTATTACACGTATTCCTAAATGGAACCCTAATATCATAGAAACAGAAAGACAAAGAATCATTGAAAAAAGTAGTTGTGGATATTTAGAAGATTTAATAACCTGTATTCATATTATTCAATTAAAGGTTTTAACTGCAATGCGCGCTGGACAAAAACAAAAAAAGATTGATGTTTTAATCCCTAAATTGGATGATTTTATTCATAAAGTTTATATTAATGTTGCAAGAAAGGTTTATAAAAATGTTTATCTATTTGAAGTTGGAATCCCCCCTCTTCAAATACAGAAACACAATAGGGAACTTGAGATTATTGTTCAAGAATGTATTTTAAATGCTGTAAGAGAAAGCATTCCTATTGAGACAATTTTACGTGCTTATATGGATGAAACAATTGAGGAAGATGTTGTAGAAGAAATTAAGGAACAAGAAATTGAAGACCCAGAGAAAAAGAAAATTGCTGAACAGAAAGCCCTTGCTGCTGCTGCTCCTCCTCAAATTATTAACGAGGTAAGTCCAAGTATTTCTACAAATTACAATTCAGAAATCCCTACTTTAGAACCAGATAATTCAACTAAATTGTCATTTAATGACCTAGATAGTGCTCGCGATATTAATAACAATGACGAATATATTAACGCACCCAAGGATACTGCAAGATTAGAGCAAATTAGTGAAATAAGACATGCTCAAAGAAAGGCAGAAGAAGAAGAAGATGATGATGATGATGACGAGCCATTACCCAAACTTAAGATATTTGAACAAAATGCATCCCTTGATAATTTGGATGTACACGTAATTGGAGAACCTGAAGTAGAGTTGATTCCTGATTTATTGATTGATGATATTGAAGTATTAGGTTAATATTTTTATACAAATAATATTTTATACCAAATAATATAAACATCTTTATATTGTATATTGTTTATATTATTTATGACAACTTTGGATATGCAAGATAATAGCATTGCGTAATACCTTATTGAATTTAAGGTATTCTATTATATAATTATGAATCCTTCTGTTTTAACGGTTTTTAAATCTCCTTTTGAAAAGAAAAGAGTAGGAAAAGATTATGATGGCGGTTATATTATTGCTGAAATACCTTTTGTAAAATATACAACATTAATTGCAGGTGGTATATTAGATGATATTTCTTTTGAAGAACATTTTATGAATAAGTATCCTAATACAAAAATATATGCATTTGATGGAACAATCAATAATTTACCTAAGGAAAACAATAAAATTACATTTATTAAAAAAAATATTGGGTTTGAAAATAATGAAAACACCACAAATTTACATGATATTATAAATGTAAATTCACGCATTTTTATAAAGATGGATATAGAGGGAGGTGAAATACCTTGGATAGAAAGTTTAAGTGATGAACAAATGAATAAATTTGAACAAATAGTAATGGAATTTCATTGGCCGTTTGGTGATAAAGAAATAGATGTATTTGATAAATTAAATAAAAATCATTATTTAATTCACTTTCATGGAAATAATTGTTGTGGTGTTAGAAATCATAATGGAGTTATTATTCCAAATGTATTTGAATGCACATATTTACATAAAAAATATTTTATAAATATTCCTGAATTAAATAAAGAATTAATACCAAGTAATTTAGATATGAAAAATACAAGCAATGATGAAATTTATATAGATTATCCTCCTTTTGTAAATTAATCCCATTGTTGCAAATTAATCCCTTGTTGCAATTTATTGTGGAATCTTGCAAATTAATGCATTATTGTTATTTAGAGAAGCACAATTTTGCAATTTTGTTATAGGCACAGATATTTGCATAAAATTAGTAAAATTATTTAGACCACATTGATTATTACCAAATAATGCCCCTGTTGGGTCAATATTATAATTAACATAAAATGGCACATTATTTGATGGTATAATATTTGTTTCAGTATATGGTTCTTTAGTCTCATTAGAAGTTGAAATTGTTATAACACCTTCAAGGTTTTCCTTACTATATTGTCCTGCAATTAAATTTGTTTTATTTAAATATGATTTATTAAATAATATATTGTATTTAAGTTCACAATTTTTCAAATCTATAAATTGTTGTTGAGAGAGATTACCTTTTGTTTGATTTTGAATAGAATCATGAATACTATTTCTAAGTTTCAACTTCTTTGTGTAATCACTTGCATAAGTATTTTTCTGTAATGTTCCAAATGCAGGTTTTCCTGGAAATGGTTGAAATAAACGAGACATATATTATATTATACTATTATTTTCTTGCCCTTTTTGACTTCTTGGACTTCCTGGAGTTTATTGAGTAAATAAAAGATAAATAAAAGAATTGCGTAAAAGTGAATATAAGATTGTAAATAAATAGATTATACAATGGGTAATATATTTATTGATGCAGCAATTATATCTGCTGTTTTTTTTGTTGTTAAATTTGTTGAAATGCGATTTATAGATAAAGAAAGTAAACCTTTAAAACTTTTAGTGAGAGATTCCTTAATGGTATATTTTAGTGTAATTTTTGGAAATTTTGTAATTGAACAATTGAAACCAATGCTTCAAGAAGTAGGCGAAGGTGCAGGAAATATTGTTATTGCTCCAACTGTATTCACCGATAATCCAGGGTTTTAGTGCCTTTTTTTCAGTTGATAGTGACTTTTTTTCAGTTGATAGTGCCTTTTTTTCAGTTGATAGTGACTTTTTTTCAGTTGATAGTGCCTTTTTTCAGTTGAAATTTACTAATTGCGTAATATATATTTGTAATCTGTTGTAATAAATCCATTGAACGATGAACTTGCAGCTGTTGTATAAGCTCCAAAGTTTTCAATATAAACCCATTCTCCAATCGCCAATTCAGGTAACATAATTTCGTTTGTAATTAAATCAATACTATCACATGTTGGGCCGAATATTTTGCTTTTAAATAATTTTTTTTCATTTCGTTCATTAAAAGGTAACACAATCGGTTTTTTGTGGTCAAAATAAATACAATTAAATGAACCATACACACCATCATTTAAATAATAAATTATTACTTCTTCCTTCTCCTTTGTAGTTTCATTTATATATATTTCACGCTTTTTACCAATGACATTTAATACTAATGTATGGGATTTTTCAACAAAATAACGACCAGGCTCAGAAATAAATTGTATTTTATCTTCAAGAATTTCTTTACTAAAAAAATCTTGTTGCGCCTTATTTATAGTCTCCGCTATTTGTTCAATATTTATACTATTTTCTATATTAATTCCAGGAAAACCTCCACCAATATCTATAATAGTTATATCTATATTATTTTTAATTGCTAATTCATAAGCAGATTTGCATGTTTTAATAGCCTCGTAATAACTATCAACACTTTTACAACCACTTCCTACATGAAAACTAAAACCAATTAATTTTAATTGTAATGTATTCATTAGATTGATTAATTTTTCAATATTTTCTATTTTGCAACCAAATTTACTATTAAATTTACATAAACTATGACTATCATCAACCGCTAATCTCAATATCAATTTAGCATAAGGATGATATAATCTTATTTTATATAATTCTTCTTCACAATCAAAAGTCATCATATCTACATCATTTGCTCTAGCATATTTAATTTGAGAAGACATTTTACAAGGATTCGCAAATATAATTTTGTCAGGGTCATTCGTTAATTCAATAACAGATTTTATTTCATTTTCTGATGCACAATCAAAATGACTTCCTAAACAAGTCAATACATCTAATAATACTGGATTAGGGTTACACTTCACAGCATAATATGGTTTTATATTCGGAAAAATAGTTATCCATTTATCATATAAATTAATAATTTCACCAATATCTATAATGTAAAATGGTTGTTCACTTTGATTATTTTTCAAAAAATCATCAATAATATCATATGTACTATATTCACCACTATACAATTTTACATTATATTTTTCTAACAATTGATTGTCAAAACTCATATTATTAGTTAAATATTATTTTATCTTTATACCTTTTTTGATTACTTTTTTACATTGTATTAACGACCAGTCCAAACCTTTACATAAGCACTTTTAGGTTTTCCATTTTCATTAATTTGATTCATATAACCATCATATGTCAATCCAAAGTTATCAGGAGTTTTAGTGATATCACCAAAAAGAGAAGGAAATAAACGAACAATAGGGTCTTCTAAAGAAAATAAAACCCCCATAATTCTCTCTAAACAACATCTATCTGCTCTAGAATGAACAGTTTGTAACATATTGAATATTTGATATTTTTGCTGAAGTTTGCATAAAAAATTATAATTAATATAACTTTGAACACCAAATACACCGTTCCATTTGTTGTTTTTATTTTGAATATTCATAACAGTAGAAACATCGTGACTATTTATATTAATATTTTTTCTAATTTCGTAATTATTTTTTAAAACACGAATAATTCTTAAACTATTTTGAAAATTTTCATTTCGTGTTGGTCCATTAAAATGCCACAATGGCATTACATTTGCATGAAGTTTTCTAAAGGCAACGCGCCTATGTATGAAAACACTATCATGCATAATTACCGCATTTTCCCAATAATGATTTTTCCAAAAATAATAATAAGGTAATAATTCACCTCGGCCAGGATAATCTGATTTAATAATTTCAATATTTTCATATTCTCTATCTGGTTTAACGAAATTATAATCACTATTATCATCAATAATTATTATTTTAATCCCTTGATGAAATGTCTGAATACATTTAACACAACGATTCCAATATTTATTCGTTTTTTCGGAATTAACATGACGAGTAATAATAAAACCAAATGACGCCATTTATTTTATTATTTTAAAATAAAATAAATATTTCAATATCAACTAATTTATAATAATCTTAAACAACATTAAATAATCTAAAATGAATTAGATAAACAAGGCAAATTATCAATATTAATCAATAATTTCTTGTCTTCTGGAGACTTTGAAGAGAGAAAAGCAGCAAATTCAGGGCGCTCTAATTGCATATGAGGAGTATGCTTATGAACAAGTCTTGCAATCATTTTGTATAACTTGAAATCAGGATATCTCTCTGCACCATTATTTTTATATAAAATATTAACACCAGAATCATCTAAACACCATTCAACAATTAAACGAACAATAGGTTCACATTGTTGTAAATTTTGTATTTCATCCATATCATCTACTAAATAATCAAAAATAGAACATGCCAATCTACACAAATCAAAACTAAAATTTGGTTCTAATCTAGCCTTTTTATCATCATAATAAGGTTCAGTGTTATATTGTGTTGCTGCATCTCCCCCATTTTGAAAACTATCACTACAGAAAATATTACCGCAATATTTATATATACTGCGACCAAAATCAATGATTTTAAAAATACGACCAAAAGTAGGCACTTTGTAATATTTTTTATTATAACAATAATAAATAAATTTCTTGTTTGTAGACTTATACATAATATTATTACTATGTAAATCATTATGTGTAAATGAAAATACTTTTTGATAACTAATAAGAATCATTATAACTTGCATAAGTGCAGAAAACCATTCTTCATGAGATAAATCTTCAGTCATTATAAGTTCATCAAATGTTGAATCACAGTTTTCCATACAAATTACTTGTACTGGAAATTTTGGTATTGTAGAATATAAGATTTCCTCTTCATCATCCTCACTATCTTCTTCGTCTTCTTCGTCTTCTTCGTCTTCTTCATCTTCTTCATCTTCGTCATCATCTTCATGTTGTTCAGAATCATCTTGTTCAGATTTTGAAGAAGATTCATTTTTATCATTGTTTTCATCATCATTGTTGTCATTCTCATTATTTAACGAAGTATGTGATGTTCGTGATGAACATGTGGAATTGGATTTTACTGTTGTTTCAAGAGATTTAAATTCAGAATTTTTACTCAAAAATGTATCATTAATATCAATATCAATTAATTCCAAAGAAGAATCTTTCAAATCATCCAATGATAAAACAGGTTCTTCTGAATTATCAAAAAGTTCTTCATATAAATTATCATTAATGGATTCAATAGATAAATTAGATTTGATACTTTCATTATGTTGTGAGTTATCTATTTTAATAATTGGTCTTGTATTCTCCTGTTCATGTTGAATCAAATGCCCATATTCTTGAATGGAAAATAATTCAGTATTTTTATGTTTATTAAAAAAATCCGATTTACATAAATAATCAATATCATCAATAACATTGAACTTGAAATTATTCTTTATTGCTAATAATGAACCGTAATAATCTACTCCATGTAAAAAATTATGATGATAAATCAAAAGACTTGAAAGAAAAGTAAAAAGACCATCTACATACGAAGAATTGTTTACATCTAATATTTTTGGATGAACCTCCCCTTGAACCGAGTTATAATTTGGCAAATTGAATAAATTTTTGTCATTATGATTATATTTACCAATTAAATACTTGTATGGGTCTAAAAGCGGAGCCATCTTGAAAAAAACCTCCTTTTGCAATGATTTACCACTTTTGCTATTTCTAATCATACATTCAAATAAATTAGGGTTTTCTTCTTGTTGACTAATATTATCCTGGACTTCTAAAATATAAGAAACATTGTTAAGATTGATAGATTTGCAGTTTGTATCATTAAGAAGGAAGAAACGATTATAAATTGGACTATAATTTTGTATGTTTGAGAGAAAAAGTCCATTTTCTCTCTCTAATGTCCTAAATAAATCGGAATTTTTCCGTTTTTCATAACTGATAGTTAACTTATCTCCCTTCATTAGCTAAATAATATATTAAATTATAATCATTTTAAACTTATTATTTATTATTTATTATTTATTATTTATTATTTATTATTTCCTTGTTTCCTTGTTTCCTTGTTTCCCTATTTCATTGTTTCCTTGTTTCTTTATTCGTTTTTAGCAATATTTTTAAAATATTTTAATAAATTAATGTCGCTAGAATTAAAGAAATTTGACATGAAAACGATTAGTTTTAAACCAAATGAAGCAAAGGGTCCTGTTTGCGTTTTAGTTGGTCGTCGTGATACTGGTAAATCATATTTGGTAAGAGATTTGCTTTTTTATCATCAAGATATTCCGCTTGGTGTTGTAGTCGCAGGAACCGAAGAAGGTAATGGATTTTATGGTAAAATGGTACCGAAATTATTCATTCACAATGAGTACAATACTGCAATTATTGAGAATGTATTGAAAAGACAAAAGGGAGTGTTGAAGGAAATTAAGAAACAAATGGAATCCTTCAAAAAAAGTAATATTGACCCACGCGCATTTGTTATCTTAGATGACTGCTTATATGATGGGACTTGGGCAAAAGACAAGATGATGCGTCTCCTCTTTATGAATGGGAGACATTGGAAGATTATGTTGATCATCACAATGCAGTATCCATTAGGAATTCCCCCCACTTTAAGAACGAACATTGATTACGTATTCATTTTGAGAGAACCTTACATCGCAAATAGAAAGCGTATTTATGAGAATTATGCAGGTATGTTTCCGACTTTTGAGTCATTTTGTCAGGTGATGGACCAATGCACAGAGAATTATGAGTGCTTGGTAATCAATAACAATGCGAAATCCAACAGATTGCAAGACCAAGTGTTTTGGTATAAGGCAGACCCACATAATGACTTCAAATTAGGTAGCAAAGAGTTCTGGGATTTGAGCAAAGATATGCCGTCAGATGATGAGGAGGAGAAATACGACCCAAGCAATACCAAGAAGCGCGGTCAAGGGCCTAAGATAAATGTGAAAAAAACCAAATGGTGAGCATCACAATGAATCTTGCTTTGCCAGCCGACAAAGCAAGATTTTATAAATTGTCAAAACCTATCGCTTTCCCATCTGGGAAAGCGATTTTATAAATGCCAAAGTCGTTCGCTTTCGTTTTTTAAAAATATAATCGTTTCTTAGTTTATAATCTGTAAAAAGGTTGAATATGTGAAAAATTATGAAAATGTTTAAATACTAAAATAATTTAAATATTTATAAATTATTTATATAAATCAATGCAAAATGAAGAAAAAAATTGCTGTGTTTGTCTTTGTGTATATAATAATGAATGTGGTTTGCCAGATGTTTTAAATAATATAAATAGTCTTACAAATATTTTTGATAATATAAAAATATTGGTTTTTTATGATGATTCAAAAGATAACTCATTGTTAATATTGAATATTTATAATAGTAAATATAAGAATATGGAAATATTTATTAACCCCAAAAAAATAAGTCTTTCAAGTGTTGAAAATATTGCATATGCGCGAAATGGACTTTTACAGATGATTAGAGATAAATATTCACATTATAATTACTTTATGATGATGGATTCAAATGAATATTCTTGTATTGGTAAAATAGAACCACTAGTTTTAAAAGAAATATTAGAGAGAAATGATTGGGATGCAGTATCATTTGATAGAGAAGCTGGATATTATGATTATTGGGCTCTTTCTTATGACCCTTTTATATATAGTTTTTTCCATTTCAATAATGATTATAGACATCTTTATGAAATTATGAAGGCAGATTTTGAAAAAAAGTTAGCTGAAAACAAGTCAAAACCTGATGAATTATTTCCAGTTTATTCAGCATTTAATGGTTGTGCAATATATAAGACAAACAAATTTTTGAATTGTAATTACAGTTCTGATATTGATATAAAATTATTTCCCAATGAAATAATAAGTAAAAATCAAGAATTATTTGGGTCACATATAATAAATAAATTAACAGATGATTGTGAGCATCGTCATTTTCATTTGGAAGCAATTTATAAGAATGATGCGAAAATAAGAATTTGTATGAAATCACTTTTTGAAAAAGTTGTAAATCCAACACCTGGATTACGCGGACCTTGTTAGGCATAGGTCCAATAATTTGTAATCTTAATTTATTATATATAATTATACTTAATCAAGTTATATATAATACTCAACATTTTATTTGATTCCATCTTTATCTGGGTGTAGCAAAAGGTCCACTCAAAAGCTCACTCTGACCATAATCACTCTTGCCGACGACAATATTCTCACCTTCAAAGAGCTCTGCGCTAATATCAGCAGAAGTAATATCGTCTTGACCCTTGAACATTTGCTCTTGTGTACTGACACTATTTGCTCCAATCAAATTACCATCAGCATCAATAGTTTGGGTTAATTTTGCACCAGTCTTTTCAGCCAATTTGACATTCTCCTCAATGGCCTTCTTTTTAGCATCCTTTACACGCTGTTCAAATGCGGATTTAGCGAAAGACTCATTTTTATTCTTTTCCTGCATAAGCTGGTTCAACTCTTCTTCAACATATTCCACACGACCAGTTTTGTAAGCCTCAGGGTCCCATGGCATCCATAATCCAACAGGTCCAACAAATACATCATGATTAGGGTCGGTTTCGCGCAACATTTTACATCTGAGTTCAGCTTCTTCAATTGTAGGATAGACACCACGCACCTTAAGACCGCGAGTAGATGTTTGGAAGTTATGCTTGACATTGAATGAATCCTCTAATTCATTCTCATTCTGGTCTAAAAATGTTTTATAATCATCCTCTAGAGAAGTATTCACTAACTTATCATGCTCCTCCTTTACAAACTCTTTAAAATCAGAAGTTAAGTCATCAAAATGAAGCTTGTACTTATAGGAAACAAAATTCAAAAATTGTAGGAATTTGTCCATGCTTTTAGAAAAATCCCATTTCTTTAGGAATTCTTCAAAAAAATACATTTCCTTTAACTTTAATATTTTTTCAGGAGAAACAAAAGAAATGCATACAAATTTTTGACCAGCAATCGCCTTATCTTCTTCTAACAAATCCACATATTTAGGATTGGGGGTACCATCTTCATTCAGTTTTCTCTCAAAAGCCAAATTTTTGTTTTCTTTAGTAGCCATTTTATTTAATTTAATTATTAAATTTTAAGTTTTTTATCGCAATATATATATTTTTTATATAAATATATATTTTTTTCTAATTATTAATTATAGATATGTTTGATATTGCAGAACTTGTAAAGAGAGTTATTAAATATTTAGTGGAGGGTTTGATGGTTGCTATTGCAGCCTACGCTATTCCTAAACGTTCTTTGAATATTGAAGAAATTGTTCTTCTTGCCCTAACTGCCGCTGCTACATTTAGCATTTTGGATACATATGTTCCTAGTATTGGAGTGACTACTAGAAGTGGAGCTGGTTTTGGGATTGGAGCTCGGCTCGTTTCCTGGCCAGCGTAAATTTTTACTATAATATGATAATATGATAATAAAATAAATAAAAATTGAAATCATATTTAGTAAAATATTATAAAGAAAAATGAGGTATAATAATGCCACACTGATTGAATATTGTTCTAGCAATAATATTCAATTAACAAATGAATATAATCATGTTAAAATAATAAGAGAAAGTTATATTGAAGGAAAATGTATAATAGAAGGTTGTTCAAATAATTTTAATAAAAATTTTAGACAATTAGTTAAAACAGGAGCATATTGCAAAGGTTGTATGGAAATAATTGCAACTAATAAAATTAAAAATTCTCTTGTTAAATGGAACATAAAAATTTTGCAAGATTTTTGTAATGAAAATCAAATTATATTATTAAAAGACTATTCTGAAATATTTATAAATAGAAACACTATTATAGAAGGGTTTTGTTTAAAAGTGAATTGTAAAAATATTTTTAGAAAGTCATTTAGACAGCTTATAAAAATAAATGGATATTGTGAATATTGTAGTAAAGAAAATGGTAAACTAAAAATCGTAGAAACAAATATTAATAAATTTGGAGTAACTTGTGCATTATTGAATGACAATGTTAAAGAAAAATCAAAAAATACAATGCTTACAAAATATGGAGTAGAACATAATTCTCAATCTGAAAAAATTAAAGAACAAAAGAAAATAAAAAGTATAGAAAAATATGGAGTTGAACATCCATTAAAATGTCCACAAATAAGAGAAGATATAAAATCAACAAATTTACTAAAATATGGTTATGAAAATCCACAACAAAATAAAGAAATTCACGAAAAAACACTCAAAACAAATTTTAAAAAATATGGAACAAATTATTATTTACAAACAGATGAATGTAAAGAAAAAATAATTCAAACAAATCTCATTAAATATGGGGTTGAACATCATTCACAAAATGCAGAAGTAGCAGATACATTATTGAAAAATTCATACAAATTAAAATATTATGAATTGCCATCAGGAAAAGTATTAGAATATCAAGGTTATGAAAATTTTGCATTAGATGATTTATTATTTGTAGAAAAAATAAAAGAAGAAGATATTGTATCCAAAAGAAGTTTAGTTCCTGAAATATGGTATGAGGATAGTAATAATAAAAGACGAAGACATTATGTGGATTTTTATATTCCATCACAAAATAGATGCATAGAAGTAAAATCATTATGGACAAATCAACAAAAAAATAATGTTTTAGAAAAGCAAAAAGCTGGTAAAAATTTAGGATATAATTATGATATTTGGATTTATGATAAAAAAGGTAATAAATTAAATATTTTATAAAATAATAAGAAAAAATTTATTATATTGTTGGGATGAATTCCCAATCAAGTTCTTCGCAAATTTTTTTCCAAATAGCATCTTGTTCAATTAATTTTTCGCGGTCTTTCAACATAGGGATTTCAGCCAAATATTTTTTTTCTCCAAGAAGTTCAAAAAGTTGATATAAAACATAATAATAATGCAAAAAATTAACACGATAATCAGGGCAATGTTTAGAATAAGGGTATTGTATTTCCATAAAGAAATTACATAATGTTTCTTCCAAATCTTGACTGATAATAGGTGGTTTAATACCAAGCTTATCTTTTATGAAATTAATATGTTCATAATATTTATTGTATCCTAATTTTTTGAGTAAAGATTTGGTTTCGTAATAACTAAGTTTATTAAAATCAATGCGTTCCTTTTTGATTTGTTGTCTTAAATTTTCAATTACTTCTGGAGGAATTTGTGTAGTTTCTTTGCCCTGGAATTGTGCTAATATTTCTTTAAAATGGTTGATTTTTTTGTAAGCATAAAAGCATACTTCTTTTGGAGGTTCTTTGTAAGAAGGTTTTTCATTTTCAATCAAATATTGAAAATTTTGAGAACAGTGATTGCATATAAGGACACCTTCATCGTCTAATGGTATCAATTCGCCTTTATGACAACCTTGACATACATCAGTTGGGACAACAAAATTTTGAATATCAATAAAGGATTCATCAATATTGCTTAGGTATTTTTGAAAAATATTATTATTTTTTTCACTATTGGAAGTAGTATCATCTTTATTTAATTTAAAAAATGTATCCAATAACTTAGTTTTTTTTTGAGTATTTTCAAGATTAGAAATATTTTTTTTATTTTCAAAATATTCAAAGATATATTTAGAATTATCCAAGAAATAATCTTTTTTGGATTGTTTAAGGAATCTAATATTTTCATTAATTTCATCAATTCTATCTTTGCATTCCATGACTTCTTCAATAGATAAATTAGAATTATTGGAAAGTTTTTCTCTCAAAAGCTGCCTTTCAGATTTTAATTTAGGAATAGTGACTTGTTCTTCTTTATTGAAATTATTGATGAATTCACGATGTTTTCCATCAAGAGTAGTAGAGTTTTTTCCACTAACCTTTATTTTTTTTGTATTTTTAGGTTTAAAGGAAAGCATAATCTTATAATATAGATATTGACAATTTATTTAATTAATTATTATAAAAATATATTATTTCAATATTGGTTTAATATTTATTTTAGTTTTCTTATTTTTAATAAATGGAAAAAGAAATGAAAAATATAGAGCTGAATATTGCATTGAATAATAAAAATATAACTATAGATAATGCGACTTTTCAAAAAATGATGTTTTTATATAATTCAATTAATGATGGTTGGACTATTAAAAAAAGGGACGATTCATATATTTTTAGCAAAAATCATGAAGGGAAGAGAGAAATATTTCAAGATTCTTATTTAATGTCATTCATGAAGAATAATATGGATATTAATAAAATATTAACATGATAATATCTAGTTAAAATTGAGAATTTAGGTTAATAATATGTTTTATATATTATTAAAAATTAATTAAAATTAAATAAATTAAAATTTGAAAAATTTTTTTCTTTAGCAATAGTATAACTATGGGAGGTGGTTTAATGCAGCTCGTTGCTTATGGCGCTTAACCTGGAAATATATCTTGGGCGCCAACAGTGAGCTACCGTTATGGGTCACATATCTCCATAATGGGTAAATAGTGTAAATATGTGGTTAAATATGATATTTATATTTAACATATAACTCGCTAGTGAAAATTGTTGAATAATTAATTGAAATACATATTGACAATTTTTGCAAGACTTTCAAATTGCGGGAACTTCCTTAGAGCTTCAACTACTTCTTATATTGTGGTGACACATATAATACCTTTGGAGAAAGACCATTGGCATAGTAAAAATGTTGAAGATTGGATGATCCGCAGCGAAGCAACTTATTTCGAAAATAATTTAAAGTTATTGCTTAAAATAATATAATGGAATTTGGAGATATTTATTGTTTAACAAGTCCATCAGGAAAAAAATATATTGGTCAAGCCGTAAAGAAACTGAAAAACGGAAAAAAATGGGGATATATAAATAGATGGAAAGACCATATTAGAGATTCAAAGTATAAAAATTGTTGCAGACTTTTAAATAATGCTATTAACAAATATGGATATGAAAGTTTTAAAGTAGAATTAATAAAAGAATGTGCAATTGAACAATTAAATAAATATGAAAAACAATATATTTTGGAATATAATACATTATCTCCAAATGGTTATAATTTAACAGATGGTGGAGATAACTGTGTTCAATCAGATGAAACTCAAATATTAAAAAGAATTAGTATGATGGGAAAAAATAAAGGAAAAGTATATCCAAAACGTTGTAGAAAGCGCATTGAAGATGATACTTTACCAAAATATATAAGACATTATATTGATAGTTCTAAAAAAGAAGGTTATAGAGTTTCAAGTCATCCATCACTAAAATCAAAATCATTTTTAAGCAAATCTTTGACAATGGAAGAAAAATTACAGTTAGCAATAAATTATTTAAATGCTGTAAATGCAGAAATAAGTTGAACGTTCAACGAGTAGACGGAAGTCGGGGTTTAATGATAGTACTAGCAATACTTGAAAACTCCTAAGGTGTATTCTAACCCTATAAGAAATTATAGGGATATTCGCAAGATGTTTACCTTAAAAGCCTGTAGGGTAGAAAAATGTTGGGGAATATCGAAAAAATAAGATATTCGCAAAGCCCTTTGTGGATGCCTTTTACATCTTTTCACATTTAAATGTTGAAAATAATTAACCATTATAACTCAAACCTCCTCCCAAATGAAATGAGAAATGGTGTAAAAGAGTACCACTAACGTTAATCAGGGAAATTAGTTATTGACTAATTTGAAAAGCCCTGGTGAGAAAATCAAATTGCTTGAAACCCCTAAAGCTTATTCTACTAAACAATTTTTGTGAGAGAATTGTGGCCAAGACAAAAACCTTGGGTATAGTAAAAATGAATAAGATGATTTGAACAGTTAATTTCAGTTCAAAGAAATGGGCAATGAGCATCCAAGCTTCTTTAATAATAATATTTTTGAACAATATAAAATAATGCGCACATAGTAATATAAATGATGGATGAAATAGAATTAAAAATGTGTGATAAATGCAAAGAAATCAAACCAGATGATAAATACAGAAAATACTGTAATAATTCACTTTCAAAAACTTGTAAAAAATGTTTGAATGAAATGGATAAAATAAGAAAGAAAAATCTTAGACAAAAAAAAGCAGAGACTTTTTTGGTAAAATGTGAAAAATGTAATGAAGAAAAGGTATTAAAAGATTTTGCAAAACTGAAAAAGTTCTATAAAAAGAAGATTTGTAATTCTTGTTATCCAGATTTTTTAAGAGAACAAAAAACAGAGTGGTGTAAAAATGAAAGATCAACAAATATTAATTATAGATTAAAAAAATCATTAGCTGCGCGTTTAAGAAATGTTCTTTTCAAAACTGATACAACTATGAATTATATAGGTTGTAATATTCAATATTTGAGAGAATGGTTTGAATTTAATTTCACTTCAGAAATGAATTGGGATAATTATGGGTCTTATTGGTCAATTGACCACATTATACCTGTTTGCAAATTTGATTTAACAATAGAAGATGAAAAGTTGAAATGTTGGAACTGGACGAATTTAATGCCAGTAACAGTAAAATTCAATTCATCAAAAAAAGAAATAGATATGAATCAAATTAATTTTATATTGGAAAAAATAAAAAAATTTAAAGAAGAAGGTTCAACGACTAAATGGTTTTCGGAAGAGCTTGTATTAAATAAAGAACTTGCAGAAACAAAAGCAAATATAGGTTCTTCATAAGATATAGTCTAATCCTTATTGAAAAATAAGGTAGAGGATATGTACAGGTAACCCTCAGATTACTTTCTGGAAAGTAACATACCGTCGCTACACAAACTTTGCGATTGAATCCATTGAGCAAACTTTCAATGGACAGGCCGATTTCGGTCGTCGTGTGCAGTGCATTATCAGCCGTAATGGTGATCTTGCCCACCGCACATATCTTCAGGTGACACTTCCTGAAATCAACCAACTTATGGGTAATAACACAGCTGGTCCTGTGTATGCTCGTTGGTTAGATTTCCCTGGTGAGCAGCTCATTGCTCAAGTTGAGGTTGAGATTGGTGGTCAACGCATTGATCGTCAATACGGTGACTGGATGCACATCTGGAACCAACTTACCATGACTGCCGAGCAACAACGCGGTTATTTCAAGATGATTGGTAACACCACTCAACTTACCTTCATCACTGACCCATCGTTCGCTGATGTTGATGGACCTTGTGATTCCCTCGCTCCTCGTCAGGTGTGTGCCCCTCGTAACGCCCTCCCTGAGACCACTCTTTATGTTCCTTTCCAATTTTGGTTCAACTCCAATCCTGGTCTCGCCCTTCCTTTGATCGCTCTCCAATATCACGAAGTTAAGATTAACCTTGATATTCGTCCTATTGATGAATGTCTTTGGGCCGTTACATCCCTCAACTGCAACACCAACCCTTACACAGGTTCTGCTGGTCAATTCAATGTTGCCACACCTGTTACTGCCACAATTGCATACAATCAATCTCTTGTTGCTGCTTCGCTCTATGTTGACTATGTTTTCCTTGATACTGATGAGCGTCGTAGATTTGCTCAGAACCCTCACGAGTACCTCATTACTCAGCTCCAATTCACTGGTGATGAGTCTGTTGGTTCTTCCAGTAACAAGATTAAGCTCAACTTCAATCACCCTGTGAAGGAGCTTATCTGGGTTGTTCAACCTGACCAGAACGTTGATTACTGTTCGTCTCTTCTTTGCGACACCACACTTTTCAAGGTTCTTGGTGCTCAACCTTTCAACTACACTGATGCCATTGATGCTCTTCCTAACGCCATCCATGCTTTCGGTGGACCTGCTGAGACTGCTGGTGCCAATGCCTTCATTGATGCTCGTGGTCTTTTTGAACAGGCTGGAGCTCTTGATAGTGCCATCCCTGAAGGTTTCACTGGTTACTGGCACGGACCTTCTAACCCTTACAATGAGACAAACTTTGGAGGTCCTGCTGTTCCTCTCAATGTTGCTGAGCTCTCTTCGCCTGAGGCTACTGCTGCTGCTCTTGCCCAACTTGGTCTTACCAGCACCAGCCAACTTGGTGGTCCTCACATCACTGGTTCCAGCGTTTCTGATGCTGGTACATTCGTCCTCACTGAGACCTCCCTTGACATGCACTGTTGGGGACAGAACCCTGTCGTCGTCGCTAAGCTCCAACTTAACGGCCAAGACCGCTTCTCTGAGCGTGAAGGTTCCTACTTCTCGTGGGTCCAACCTTACCAGGCCCACACACGCAACCCTGATGAAGGTATCAATGTGTACTCTTTTGCCTTGAGGCCTGAGGAACACCAACCCTCAGGAACTTGCAACTTTTCCAGAATTGATAACGCCACCCTTCAGCTTGTCCTCTCCAACGCTACCGTTGAGGGTACCAAGACTGCCAAGGTCCGCGTGTATGCTACCAACTATAACGTCCTCCGCATTATGTCGGGCATGGGCGGCCTTAACCTGCGAATTATAATTCGTCTAATCAGGGCCCAAAAGCAGTATGCTATAGTAAAGCGACCTCTTACTATAGAAAACCATTTAAGCCGTCGCAAATTTTGTCCCAGGCTAACTGCTAGTGAAATTGTTTGTTACTGACTATCTTCAGTTTGTTATTTAATACAATCAATTTTGCAACATATCTTGTTGTTCGGGAAACCCCTTAGAGCTTTTTCTACCAAGGATAGTTATGAAAGTACTATCTGGCCAAGAGTAATTAACTTGGGTATGGTAATAATGAAAAAGATTGGGCAATCCGCATGCTTACTACCTAAATCCGCTATGATAGGATACGGTAGGGCGTCAGAGACTGAACGGATATGGGTCGGCAAAGAAGGTCTAATCAACCTGAGCTGGCTTAAGATACAGTCCTCCCCAATTGGAAACTTTTGGGAATAAGAGTGCTTATTCCAATTAAGCGCATGGTTACTTGTTATACATTTTTACTTGTAATAAAATTGATATAAATATTCATATTATTCATTATAATATGAATTGGATGGATAATATGGAATTTGAAACTATGAAAAACAATATTGAAAAATCACATAATGTGATTGAATATAATAGTGGTCATTTCAAATCAAGAGGAATACACTCATATCATTTTAAAAATCCATTTTGGAGAGTAAAAGAAAATGATTCAGAGTATTTATTAATGTATTGTGAGAAAAATACAATATTTAAATTGTGTCCTATAAGTTATCAAAAAATACTAGATTACGAAGAAGAAAATGACATTAAAATTACTTGGTTTATATCTACAAATGGATATATAACTGGAAATAATAAAATAACAATTCATCAAGTTATTATGAATTGTTATGGAAATGGAAAAGGAACAAAAAATATAAGCGTTGATCACATTGATAGAAATCAACTAAATAATTGTTATAATAATTTAAGAATTGCTACATTTGAAGAACAACACAGCAATTGTAAAGGCATCTTACCAGGAACAAAAAGAGAAAGAAAACACAATGCAAAAGAATTACCTCAAGGTATTTCACATAATATGATGAAAAAATATGTAGTTTATTACCATGAATGGTTAGATAAAGAACATAATAGACAAAGGGAATTCTTTAAAGTAGAAAAACATCCAAAATTATATAAAATATGGGTAGGAACTAAGTCAAATAAAGTTTCTATTCAAGAAAAACTTACACAAGCCAATAAAGTAGTTGAGAATTTAGAAAAAGATATTTATCCAGATAAAAATGAATCAAAATTATAATATTAAAACTCATACAATAATGTATATAGTTTGCTCTCCCAGTTGGGTGAGCAAAAAGATTAAAGGAA